AGAGCCTAAAACAGGTAAAGCCAAAGGTTCGAAAAAAGCAGGTGGGCCGTCGAACCGCGATAATTCCGATCTCGACGAAGATACCAACGGGAAGTGACTTAAATGGCTAATGCGCGTCTGATCGTGGTTGCTGCCTTTGATAAGAATGATGACGGTGAGCTCGTTCCCGCATTCGATCCAATGTCGTTTGAGACCGAAGGCCGTGCAATGAAAGCTGCGACTAGTCTCGAAGGAAAGCATTCAGGGATTGTCGCTTGGAGCCGGGAAGCCGATCCAGATATTGGTGAATATGGACCTCCAGCCATTATTTTTCAGTTTGGCGAGATCCCAGACATGGAATAACAAAACACCTGAAACCCAACCCCCCGTCAAAGCGGGGTTCAGTTTTAGCTAGGCATTGCATTTGTGGCATGGACCAACAGTGCTAAAACACACTTTTCAACGATAATTCTCTTTGATAAATTATCGCCGCGCCGCGTGGAGGAATACGGGTCATGCCCACGTGCGCAGCCCCGTGACGTTGGGAGACGTGCCGGGGCTTTTTATTGCAGGCAGCAATCATAAAAATATGATCAACTCGCCTAGGAACCTAAGGTTCGTCCGCATGTTTCTCCTGAGCAAACACCCCTAGGAGTAATGCAATGAAGATCGTCCTTATTGCTGCCGCTGCACTCGCTATGATTTCAAGCTCTGCACTAGCGCAGGAGCCGCCTAAGCCACCTGCACCTCCATCTACAGAAGCACCGGGGACGCCCCCACCGCCGCCACCACACAGAGGACCGCCTCCTCCCGAAAAGTCAGCACACATTCGCGTTGAGGATAAGGGCTTCAAGGTAGACGTGAAATGCTCTGAGGATGAGTCAACGAGCGACTGTGCTGAGATCGTCTACAAGTTGCTCGATCGCGTTGGCCCACCGAAAAAGTAACCTGATAATTTGACCTGCCTCGGTAGGGTTATTTTATTGCAAGGATACGAAAAACCCGCCCAGTGAATGATCTGAGCGGGTTTTTTTGGGTTTTCGCTGGCGGGAGGGATCGGTACGGATTGGATCAGCCAGCCAACTTAGTAAATGCTATCAGGGTTAACGTGTGGTTAAAACAACTTAGGTTGTAATTATAGCCGTGCGATTTTTGGCGCGCTGTTCGATCGCCTTCAATCTCTCAGCGAAGAATATGATCTTATTCAGATCATAAAGACGGCTGGCCGCGTCCTTCTCTCCAAAACGATAGCAAGCCTTAAAGATGTTACCGAGCGCAAAGGACATGCGTTTGTGTTCAATAAGATCGTTTAGTTCGCTCGCACCTTCAGGCAGTTCATAATAGCTGGTTGAGCCGCCGTCGGATTTGATCGCACTGCAGGATCGCATGCCAAGAGCAGTTAAATGCAAAGGCTTCGGCATAGGCACCTTAGGTTTATCCAACTCTCCACGCGCGATCTCACGGTCAATTCTTGCATCTGGCACCATCACATATCCTCCGGCGGTGCTGGCGGCAGCATCCAATGAGTTGGTACGGGTGGCATTCCACCGTCAAAGCGCTCGTCGAACCAGCCCATTTCACCCACGGGCTCGCCATTAAGCCAATGATGGTGAGTGAATGCGCAGCCGGTTATGCGTCCAAAGTTCGTCCACAGATCGACCGCAGTCCCATCTAAAGGCGCAGTTTCCATTCGCTGCCAGCTACTCATACACCCTCCCTCACCTTACGCTTTGGCTCTTCGAAGCTCTCTGTCAGAGGCCCGCCAGCAAGCAATCCGCGCAACGCTGACAGCTTATCTTCCACACGCGGTCGGAAGCGTCGCGCTGCAAAAGGCGGGTTTTCATAACCAAACTGCGGGCAAGTACCGCGATCGACACCCTTGAGACGAACGCCGATATAAGAGCCATGAATATAATGCTCAAAAGGTCCGATCCACTCGATCTCGTAAATCTCGCCTTCCTTCACCTCGAGGTATTGCTCAAAGCCAACGACTGAATCGATGCAGACCACTTTTTGCCCAACATGGAATTGGTTCATGCTGTCTCTCCTTCAATAATGGCTTCGGCAATAATGCCTCCTGCAATTCTATGTATATCCGACCACGCATCCTCATCGTCGAATACGCAGATCGCTATCGCAGCACATCGCTGCCTTTCTGCAAGGACGGCTGCTGCAATTCTCTCCTCGATGTGACGCTCAAGTTTAATTGCTGCAATATTTTCGCCCATCACGCCGCTGCCCTATTCTCAATGCTTCGGTACTCAACTGCCACATCGTGCTGCATCGCTCGATCGATGCCCATCTTCATTCCGGCGCTGATACCACGATCAGAGTAAACAACGCATTTCGTAGCCACACGATACCAGGCAAGACCGGCCTCAATGCCCAACGACCGTTCATCGGGCCGCATATCGTCCAACACTTGCGTGTGCAGCAAATGGCTAGCAATCGGTGCCTCGCCTCGTCGCAGGCTGTCTGAGAGGCACGCTCGTGCATATGCTATGTTGCCGTCCACGTCGCCGCTGTAAGGTGTTTCGATGATGGAGAGTGGTTGACGGTTGTCGTTATAAGGTTTTGGCAGGCACCTTATAACCCCTGTTCTTAACAGCCGCCCTTCAACAGCTGCGCGTGCGGCTTGGTCTTCTGCTTCTTCAAGCATATGCTCTCCTCGTGTTGTGGTGAAACGCCGCTTGGTGGGCGGCGTGGTTGGTATTGTCTTGATGCGGTTTCCAAGCCTACACTGATAAACAATCAGGGAGGCCGATATGCAAATATTAGACGCCAAGTACGTTGGGAACTCAGCATCCATCACTGTGCAGTTCTCCGGCAAGAAGGTGGTCGTGGAATATGGCCCAATAGCTCCACCAATAGACGGAAGGATGCGTTCCCCATTCATCGACAATAAGGATTTAGCCATGAAAGAAATTTTGGCGCAAACCAGCCAACTTGAAACTGAAATTCGAGCGGCCGTTGCAGACTATCTAGCGTCCCAAAAGGGCTGACGGTTAGGCTGCAGCCCTTTGACTTTTCGCATTGTCATTTGCCGCCGCATACTTCCCTGCGACCATCTCGGGCCGGAGAATGTCGCGACCGACTTCACCAAACTGCTTGCTATAGGTTATCCGTTTAGCTGATCGACCAGACAGCCACCCACCGCCAGCGGCATAAGCGTCTGGTGCTGCGAGCGTTTCATGCTGCTCGACATACATCAGCGTGCCTTTTCTGGCATCGTCGCTGTGTCGGTGTCCGATATGCACGTAGGCGTGTTGCGAGCGGCCAAACATCCCGCGAAACATGCCTGCAATCGTGCCCTCGATATTTGCGACTCCTCGCTTGTGCCCGTGATGATAGGCAAGCATCGTGCTGCCCCACTCGAATGCGTAATAGAGCGACGGTGAATTATCGACAGTGATGCGAGGTTCGTCTTCATACATAACGGCGAGCATCTCACGCAGCCATGCTGATGATGCCGGGTCGTGGTTACCAGATGCCATCACGACATGAACTCGCTCATGCTTCTGCAAGAGCATATCGATGATGCGGCGGATCGTTCGGATCACAATGCGAATGACTTTCTGCAGGCGGCTGTCAGCGTCCAGAACATGCTTGTGGGCAGGCGTGACGCTTTCAAGTGCATCGTGGTGCATCAAGTCGCCGAGCTGCGCCAGAATGGCCGTGTGAGCGTCGGGCGCTTGTGCTATAGCCGCCGAGAACCAATCAAGCAATAGCTGCTCGGCAATCCGCAGATCGTAATCGCTGCCAGTTTCTTCGCGCCACGACATCATTCCGAAATGGTTGTCAGTGATCGTGAACTGATTCAACAGATCCTCGCG